CAGATCAAGGATTGGTTCCAATCCCGCACGGACGCGCGCGGGACAGCATTCACGGTGGCATCGTTCCTCAAGGCCTATCCCGGCCTGGGCAGCGAGCGGGTGTTCCGCCGCGTGATGGAAGGCGATCTGGACGATCTCGATTGCGAGCGCTGGGCGCGGGACTACCAGGCCGTCTGGACGCTCCTGCAGATGCGGGGCGAACAGGAGATCGAAGACGAGCCCATCTATGACGACTTCACCATGGCGATCGATCTGCGCAAGGCCGTCGGGCAGGCGATGCGCGAAAAGGGCATCACCCGGCTGGTGCTCTGCATCGCGCCCCAGGGCTGCGGCAAGACGACCGCGCTCCACACCCTCGTCGCCCGCTATGGCGCCCGAGTGGCCTTGACCGAGGCCACCGAACTCTGGAAGGAGAACATCAACGAGATGCTGCGCGGAATCCTCATGAGCCTGGGGGTGACAGCCGCCGCCATGCCGCCATCCGGTGGCGGCCGCTGGACGCTTCTCCTGGAGAAGCTCAGCACTCCCCAGATGCCCCGCATGTGCCTGGTCATCGACGAAGCGCACCATCTCGGGCCGCGCTCGCTGAACGTCGTCAAGAGCATCGTCAACCACTTGCCTGGCGAGGTCGTACTGGGAGCCAAGGATACACTCTGGAAGCGGCTGGAGACCGCCGCCTATGAAGAGGCCAAGCAGCTCACGCAGAACCGGCTCCTGGAGCGGATCAGCGTCGACAGCGCTCCCCAGGCGGACATCGCGCACATGCTGGCCCGTCGCCTGGGCATGGCGCCAGGCTCAGCCGATACGGCCGCGCGCGGGCTCGCCCGCGAGTGCGGCAAGTTCGGGAACTTCACCTACGTCAATCTGGTATGCCGGCGCGCCCGGAAGCTCGCCGGCAAAGGGGAAGCGACAGCGGAAATCGTGGCAGAAGCCGCGGCGCACGTCGCTCGGATGAGGTAAGGAAAGAGGGGGCACAGACAGACATGAAGAAGAGCAACAAGAACAGAGTGGAAATCACGTCAGAGAGCGAGGCGCGTATCGTCCTTGACGACATCGCCGCGCTCACCGTGCAAAGCAATCTGCTCGCCGCCCGTTACGACGAAATGATTGCGAACGCCCGGACGGCAGCCGATTGGTTTTACGCCGCCGACATCGCCACCACCAAGGCGCAGCTCAAGGCCAAGATCGCATCCCTCCAGGAATGGGCGGAAGCCAACAAGCCCGCCTTGTTCTCGGACGCGCGCAGCGTCATTACCCCGACCGGTTCGTTCGGCTTCCGCACGGGAATGCCAAAGGTCGAACTCATCCGGGGCTGGAACGCCGAGCGCGTCGTTAATGCGGTGCTCAGCCTGTTCCCGAAACGCGGTTGGCTGCGCCAGTCCTGGGATCTCGATAAGGAAGCGATGATCGCGGACCGCGATAAGGCCGCCGCCGATCTGGCGGAGGTTGGCGTTAAGGTCAAGCAGAGCGAAACGTTTTTCGTGGACATCAACCTTGAGGAGGCGACGAAGCGCCATGCGTCCTAAGGAAAACCCACTCCCGGTAGATGTGCGCACCACGGCGGGCGAACTCGCCACGTTCGTGGCCGACGGGCTCGCCCGGGCGAAGAAGCTATCCGAGAGGCTGGACGCCCTGACCCGCACCACAACCGATCCTCGCTACCAGACCCGCATCAAGGAAGCGCAGGCCGCCAAATGCATCTACGAGGCGCTGAGCACGGCCGCATGGTCGCTCACGCCCGCCATGGTCGTGGCCATGCTCCAACGGGAGGTGCCCAATGCGGATTAACCCACTGCACCGCTCCTGCGCAGCGCTGGGCGGAAGCCCGCTCACCAACGAACAGAAGCGCGATGCCGTCCTGCTCATGCGCGAGGCATGGGCAGGCGGGATCGCGCCGGATGCGGATCACTCCGCCGAGGCGTTCACAGTTTGGCGGAGAGCGCAGACGCTTGTCGCCTGCGGGCACCCGCACCTCACGGCCTGCCATCAACGCCACTTCCCGGCCATCATGGCGCACTTCGCGCGCCTCGCCGGGAAGCCCTCCGTGGCCCGCTACTGGGCCACGCGCATCATCGGAGACGAAGCACGCCAGGCGCGCTCCCTTCTCGACCGCGCCATACGCGAAGCCGCGGATGTGATCAAAATGCCCGAGGAATACGCTGCGTCCATCTGCCGCACCCGGTTCAAGCTCGGCCTATCGGATGCCAGCCATCGCCAGTTGATGACGGTGGTATTCGACATGCGGCGCAGCGCCCAGCGCCGGCGCGCCAAGGGCCTCTTCAACAAACCCCTGACCGTCCTTCAGGGAGGACTACCGGCATGAGCATCTACCCGACCACCATCCGCAACCAGACGTGGGACGCCATCCAGGAGCGGCTCAGCGGCGAACGCCTGGCCGTGTGGCAAGCGCTCTGCGCATCCACGCCGGTGACCACCCGCGAACTCGCCGGGCTCATGGGCAAACGCTGCGAGGACGTGCGCCCGCGCGTCACCGAACTCTGCCAGATGGGGTTGGCGGTCTGCATCGGAAGAACCCGCAAGGAAGGCCGCTACCAGGGGATTGATATCGAGACAGCCCGCCTCAACTTCGACTGCGCTCAAGCCGTACGGGAAGATCAGCCCCTGCTCAAACTCTAGGTGCGCCATGAACAAGATGCCCATCGCCACGCTCAACCGCCCCAGCATCCAGCGCCCCCAGGCGCCAACCCAGCCGCAGCATACCATCGTTGCGCGCATGGACGAACGCACCCGCCCGGCCATGATCATGGCGGCGCCCGGGAAGTACGTCCCCGCGGAGACACAGGTTCCGGAAATGACCCTGTGCCGCTGGGAGCGGCGGGGCGATGGCTATGCGCCCGTTCCCGTCCTGGAACGCTGGGTGCGGCTCGATGCCGATCTCATCCGGCTGCTCGGCTTCAACTCCTGCCACCGCGGGCGAGCCGACACCATGCTCCGGCTTGCCCGAGCCGGGTTCATCGAGATCATCCTCGTGGCCCCCAAGTGCCACCTCCTCAATCTCGACTCATGGTTCAATCACCTCCGCCGCTGTGCGGAAGACCCGTTCTTCTGGGAGGACGCCGATCGCATCGCCGAATACCGCCGTAGCCTTTAAGGAACTGCCATGACCACCTTTCTCCGAAAACCGATCCCGTTCAAGGAAGCCGCCGATTGGATCCGCTCTAAGCCGACGCTCTCCCGCGAAGCCTTCGACAAGCTCTTGCCCGATCTAAAGAGCCGCGCCTTCACCATCGCGGGGATCCGCTCTTTAGACGTGATGGAAGACATCAAGCAGGCGATTGCAACCATCCCCGAAGGCGCCATCTGGGACGACGTGAAGAAAGACATTGCCGCCCGGTTGCTGCCTGAGTTCGTGGATCCGGACGCTGACGAAGCGATGCAGGAAAAGCAGCAGGAAGCCGCCCGGCGCCGCGCCGAACTCCTGATCCGCACCCACGGCTTCCAGGCGTACCAGGCCGCCAACCACGAAGTGATGTCCCGCAACACCGATGCTCTACCCTACTGGCAGTACCTCAGCATGGAAGACAGCAGGGTCCGCCCGGCCCATTCCGCGCTCAACGGAATCATCCTCCCGGCGGACTCCCCGTTCTGGAAGGCGCACTTCCCGCCATGGGAGTGGGGCTGCAGGTGCCAGGTTGTGCCGCTCACCCAGGCGGACGTGGATGCCATCGCGACGCGCGACGCGAAACTCCCTGAAGACCAGCAGCGCATACTGACCCCGAACCAGCGCCGCAAGCTGGAACAGGAAAACCTGCTGGTGCGAAAAGGCAACGTGTTCAACGTCGCCAGTGCAGCGCAACGCGGTCAACCCGGCGCCTTCACCTTCGACCCAGCCGGCCTCAAGCTCCCAATAGCGTCCCTGAAGGAGCGATACAGCCCGGAAGTCTGGTCTGCATTCGAGTCGTGGGCCCGAAAAGCGAAAACCGAATCCGGCCAAACCATATGGCAGTGGTTGAGCGGAAAAGAGGCTGAAACTCAACAAAAAGGCGCTCCAGTTCCCCCGGTGATTATCACCGAGCCCACACCCGAAGCAAAGGAAACCCTCACCCCTGAAAAAGCGCGGGCTCGAATCTCCGACATCGAGGGCACCTATCGAAAAGAGCACGACGACGTGACGAAGCGCGTTGAAACCCTTTCCACTGACTTAATCAAGGCCTTTCAGAAGGTTTCGGATATTCACAAGACATCAGGATATGGCACTTATCCTGAAATTGAAGCAGCCAAAGCCGAACGTGATCGCCTTCATGCTGAACACAAGTTGGCGGTCAAGCAAGCGAATGCATTGAGGGAAAAACGGACTGAGGAAGCGCTGCGTGCCATCAGCCAGACCCCGGCCAAGTTCAACATGGCTCTGATATCCACATTCCCGTATAGTCAGGCAACGGCAATCAGGACAGCTACGCAGACCGTTCGTGACTTCATTGGGGAAGGACGGTTCGACTCATTGACATTGGAAGCTCGCAAGATTCGCGGGAACCGTTCATATTACCTTGGTGGGTCCATTCATCTCAGCAAGCATGCGGACAAGAACGTCGTCGCTCATGAGATTGGGCACTGGCTCGAAGATGTCGACAAGGATCTTAACGCGAAAGCGATCGCATTTCGAAAAGCCAGAACCGAAGGCGAAACACCGGTACAACTGCGAAAGCTCACTGGAAACAAAGGATACGGGACGAAAGAGTACACGCTGAAGGATCGGTTCCGCGATCCCTACTCTGGAAAACTCTATCCAATGGACAGACACACGGAGATCGTTTCAATGGGGCTTCAACGGATGATCGAAGACCCAGTTTCTTTCGCGACGGAAGACGCGGACTACTTCGACTTCATCTTTTCTCTGTTCAGAACGAAAGGGGGCGGCAAATGATCGTGATCCAACTTCTAGGAATTGATGACAAGGTGCAACTCTCGGATGATGGGAAATGGACTAGCACCAACGCATTGCTGGCTGAATACTGCGATAGCATCGCGAAAGCGCGGCCTCGCATCGGTTATGAACCAGACCCAGTAATGGCAGAAGCTCAATACGTCTGCCATGAGATTGGGGGCGAGATCCTCAGCGATTCAAGACCTGACGAGAGTCAAGCTGATCCGATTCCGGATGGTGCCGCACTATGAACCAGCTAAAAGCACTCAGCATCAAACAGCCGTGGGCGTGGCTGATCCTGAACGCGGGGAAGGATATCGAAAACCGTTCATGGAATACCACCATCCGTGGCAGGATCCTGATTCACGCGAGCAAGGGCATGACGACCGTCGAATACAACGATGCTGCGGCGTATGCCTGGGAACGCGGCGTCGAGATCCCGCACCAGACCAATGTGATGCGTAGCGGCATAGTCGGATCGGTTGAAATCGTGGATTGCGTAACATCTTCTGACTCCCGTTGGTTCATGGGTCCATACGGCTTCGTACTTCGCAACCCCATCATTCTTCCCTTTCAGCCATGCAAGGGAGCGCTGAAATTCTTTAACGCACCATCTGGGATACAACTATGAACTCCGGCGACATGATCATCGGCTTCATCTATATCGGGGTCTTCGTTTCTATTCTCCTCTTCGGCTTCTGGGTATTCATCTGGATCGCCACTTGGTCAACGAAATCAAAACCCCAGTGCGTCTGCCCGTTGTGCGGCGTGGTCAAGACCATCGACATAGATGGACGATGCCCGAAATGCGGTCAGTTCGTGGAGATCGAATAGGAGCACCACATGAGCAACGACAAATGCACATGTCTCTTATGCCAGCCGGTTGACGGCAAGCGGGTGCATCCTGTCTATGGGTACGATTTGGACCTAGTTGCAGGGCAGTCCTGCGTTTCTTGCGGGGATCTGATTGGGGACGCCGCCTATGTCGAAGAACTCGGGCTGGCCAGGTTTGGCTCGATGCAATTCAGACACGCCACATGCGAGGATGAAAAAGCGAAACAGGCACGGCTCCGGATGGAACGTAACTGGCACAACCGAAGCACCAAGCGCAGGTCCAACGCTGAGAGTGAGGCGCGGCATGGATAGCAGAACAGAAAACCTGAAGGCGGATTTGAAACGCCTGCACGTCGAGACCGCCGAGCGAGTGGTGTGCCGTCGCCTAAACGCGCTGGTTGGGACCGAACCACGCCCGTTGTGCGGACACAGGCTGTTTCCTGGGTTTCCCCCATGCACGTTGCCGGCCGATCAAGCCGAACCGTGGCACCGGCATCACAAAGATAGAGTTCCCAATAACCGCATTCGCAACTAGGAGCACCACAATGGGGATCAAATTGCCACTCTCAAAAGCCCGCAGCTTCGCGGAAAAGGTTCTGGAGACACTGTCACCCTACTGCGAGCGCATGGAGATCGCCGGCAGCATCCGCCGGAAGATTCACACCGTTTCGGACCTTGACCTCGTCGTCATCCCGCGCGACGTCAAGGGCCTCATGAAACGCTGCCTGGAACGGGGCGTCCAGATGTGCGCCGGAGAGCATGTCTTCCGCGTCGAAACCTTTGCAGGCGTCCAGATCGATATCTACTTCGCACACAACGGCAAGCCGGACCTCTTTCGCCCGCTTCCCTCGAACTGGGGCAGCGTCATGCTTTGCCGTACCGGCAGCCGGGAGCACAACATCAAGCTCTGCAACCAGGCTAACCAGCTCGGCCTGAAATGGGACCCGTCCTATGGTCTTTTCAATGAGTTCGGCGACTGTGTCGCAGCCGCCACCGAACAAGAGCTTTTCGACGCGTTGAAGATGCCCTATGTAGAGCCGGAGGCCAGAGGGTGAGGATCTCCACCACATTCCGCGACACCATCGGCCCGGATCTGGCGTCTAAGGCGTCAGCTCTGGGGCGTATGGCGCCCGTGGCGGAAGCGATTGGCGTTGCGGTGGTCGGCATTGCCAAGCGCTCATTCAATGACGCGGCCCTGCGACAAACCACATGGCCGGCCAAGAAACGGCCCAATGGTCAGCCGCTGCTCAAGTATACCGGGAATTTGTGGCAATCGCTTCGCGTCGGCCAGGTCACCTCCAACAGCGTCACCGTCGGCTCAGATCGCCCGTATGCCGCCATCCACCAGCTTGGCGGAACGATCAGACGGCCCGAAATCAAGCCCGTCAATAAGAAGGCCTTGGCGTGGCCTGGCGGCAAGCACCCCGTCAAGAGCGTGCGAGCCATGTCGATCGACATCCGGGCACGGCCCTACTTCCCGTTCACGCCTGCTGGCACGCTGGCCGATCTGGCGGCATCGCCCGTCCGGGACGCTGCCCTGGCAAAACTGCGCTCGCTTTTCGGCACGGTCGCCTGATCGAAAGCCGCAAAAGCCGCAGATGCCGCAGGTGCCGATGCCCAAAACCACGCTCTGTGGCACATTCCTCCCCAGACAGATCACAACCGGGGACTCGATTCCATGGAACCATCAGCCGTCGATACCAATACATCCACCATCATCGTCATCATCGGCCTTCAGGCGCTCGTTTCGCTCGTCTCGGGCGTCATTGGAATAGTCGTTGCCTTCCGAAGGCAACCGTCGATCGATCAAGAGCTTGTCAACTATGTGCGCCATCCGGAGCTTGTCTCCTGCAAGGCCGAACTTACGGCGCAACATGCGCTTCTGGTAGATCGAACAGAAAAGACCTTTGCCGAGGCATTCAACCGCGTCGCATCACTCCAGACAGCCACGGAAAAGACCTTCAGCGACGTCAACCGCACACTCGGACGAATCGAAGGCAAGCTCGAAAACTGCCCGAAGGTGTGCTCATGAACATCCCCAAGAGCATCCTTTTCGTCCGAAGCGGCGGCGGCATGCCGGGACTCGATATCCATTGCGGTATCTGGCGCGCCATGGAAGCTAAAGGCATTTCCCCCACGCATCTTTCCGGGACCAGCGCTGGCGCTATCATCTGCGCAATGCAGGCTGCCGGCCATTCGGCCCGCTTCGTCTCCGAGACCATTGCCTGCCTCAAGGACTCGGATGTCCGTTCCGAACGCGCGTTCTGGAAGCTCCGGGCACTGTGGCTGGATTCATATCTCGACTCCCGCCCCATTGAAGACCTGCTCAACAAGCTGTGCCCAACGCCCACTGCCGAGTTTGCGGGCAAAGTGCTGCTCTGGTCAACCAACTGCCGAACAGGCCGCGATGTTGATCTCATGAATCCGCACTACAACACATCCATGCCGAAGGCGGCGCTCGCTTCCATGTCCATTTCCGGCGTGTTCCCGCCTGTCAATATCGGGGACGATGAGTATTGCGACGGAGGCGTACGTCGCAACGTTCCGCTGCTCGGTTCATGGCGTTCGTTCGATGAGGTGTACATCCTCATCGCATCCCCGCCGCCGCAAGACTACCCGAAGCGGACCGGGATCATCACCCGTCTCATCCAAAATATCCACTACCTCATGCAGGACCAGATTGAGGATGTCCTGGAGACCTGCATCAGCGATTCGCGCGTCACCGTCATCTGGCCCACGGTCGAATCGAGAGGTGGAGCGCTCCATTTCGATCACGAACTCATGCACGCCGCCTACGCCCAAACCATCGTACAACTCTCGAAGAAGGAACCAACGCCATGACCCTGACACCGAAACAGAAAGAGGAACTGCGTATCGCCATCCTGGCGTATCTGGCTGAGCGGCATCCGATCGCGTTCCATCAGGACGCGATCCTGAGTTCGATCCTGCGGCGTCAACGTGTTGACTTCCAGTTCGAGTCCGATGCCGCAGAGTCAGCACTCTCGCTGCTCCTCGACATGAAACTGATCACACCTCAGACCGAATCGCTCGGCACCACCAAGTACTACTCGGCGAGCGCCACCGGCCTGATCGAAGCCGAGCGCCGGGGAATCATATAATGGACGCCACCTGTAGAACGGGCAAGATCGGTTCGATCCCTGCGGATATCCGGCGGGAATTGAACGTGCGCCTCTACAATGGCGAAAAGGGTCCGCGTCTGCTCGCATGGCTCAATGACCAGCCGGACGTCAAGCGCATCATGGAAGAGCAGTGGAACAGCGAACCCGTATCGGCCTCTAACCTCAGCGAATGGCGCGGCGGCGGCTACAAGGATTTCTTGAGGCGGCAGGAAACGGTCGAAAACACAAAAGCCCTGTCTCACTGGGCCATGGATCTGGCCAAGGCCGCCGGCGGCGATCTCGCCGCGGGTCCGGCCGCGATCGCAGCCGGCAAACTCCTGTCGTTCATTGAGGATGCCGGGGAAGACCGCATTGATTCCATCGTCGCCGCCATCTCCACACTCCGAAAGGACGAACTTCAGGCCAAGTCGCTTTCCATCAAGGAAAAGCAGGTTCAGGAAACCACCAAAGCCAATCGCCTGGCGGAACTCAAGTTCCAGCGCGAAACCGCCCGCCTCTTCCTCGAATGGTTCGAAGACAAACGCGCTCGCGAAATAGCTCAGTCCGCTGACACGAAGGACGTCAAGATGGACCGGATCATCGAGGCGATGTTCGGCAAGCGGCCGGAACATGCCCAATGACCCAGCATCCGTCAAAACCCCTTGTCAGCTTCCTTCCGTTCCAGACCGAAGCCTTCTGGGGTTCCGACGATCACGGTATCATGATCCTGCTCTGGCGTCGCCAGGGCGGCAAAACCCATACCCTGTCCGCCATGGCACTGCGGCGAATGGCCGAGAAGTCAGGTCGGCTCGTCACCTACGCCTCAGCCTCGCTCGCCATGGGCGCAGAACTGACCATGAAGGAAGCCATTATATGGCGCGATACGATGGCGCTCTGGAAAGAGCAAGCCGGAACGGATAAACGGGTAGAGTCCAACGCGGACAATCTGGATCTGGACGCCATGGCCGACCTGCTCGAACACTCGAAACTGGAGGTCAAGCTCTGGCACTCCAACACACGCTATTCCCGAACCAAGATCATCGCCCCAAATCCCGCCACAGCCCGCTCCTACTCTGGTCATGTCATCATCGATGAGATCGGCTTCATCCGAGACCTCAAAGACCTGTGGGAGGCCATGGAGCCCATCGCATCCAGGCAAAGGGATTTCCGTGTGGTCATGGCGACGACCCCGCCGTCTGACGATGGTCACTATTCCTACGAAATGACGATCCCGCCTGAGGGATGGGAGAAGAAAGCCCATGATCCCAAAGGTCACTGGTACCAGTCCCAGGCAAACATCATGGTCCACAGGACCGACGTGTACGACGCCTACGAAGCCGGCCTTGACCTCTACGACCTCAACACCCGGGAGCCCATAACTCCGGAAGAATCACGCGCCAAGGCTCTGGATCGCGACGCATGGGACCGCAACTATGCCCTAATCTTTACGCGCGGCGGGATATGCGCCCTATCGCTTCTGTCCCTGAAGCGGGCCATGGACCTTGGCTCTACGAACCGTTGCCTGGCATCCATCAACGACTTCCCGCCGAACTGGCGCGACGTGATTGGCGACGGCCCCGTATCCATTGGAGTCGATCCGGCCACCACCACAAAAGAGAAGTCCAACCCGACCGGCCTGGTTATCATGGAAAAGGTCGGAGCCCTGTACGTCCCGCGCCTCCACATGCGCTACAAGTCATCTGATCCGGATGAACATCGCGCCTTCATCAAGGAAGCCGTGGAAGGCGTAGTTCATCGCAGATCAGGCCGCCGAATACCACCGCGCGCACTCTGCATCGATGCGTCGAACGAACGTCTGTTCGCGGCCGATCTACGAAAAGAACTCTCAGGCCTTTGCCCCGTATACCTCGTCGTCTCATCAGAGAAAACGAGCTATGCCGGAGAGTCCATGTCGTTCAAGGAATACCTCGGAAACTCCTATGTCAACGCCATATCCGACGGCAGCATCCCGCTGCCAAACGAACGGTGGGTCAAGGACGACTATCGCCTGGTCGTCAAGGAGCGCGGTTCCTTCTGTAATCAGGTAGACAGCGCCGGGAACCATGCGGACACCTTCGATGGTGGCAAACTGGCCTACCATGGTCTCAATGCCCAGGCCTGTTCCTCTGAGGCCCACGCAACTCAAGTTGGTGCATATCCAACCGACGCTTTCACGCCAAAGTCCTTTTGGACTCCGGACCATTCTGACGATAACGCGCCCAAACCCCAGGAATCTCCATCGTACTGCTAAAGGAGCACGCTTATGGCATCCTACTTGACGAAGTTCATTCGGAAACTCATCCCCACAGGTCGCATCACGAATGTCGACACCCGGTCAGAGCCCTCCTTCACCGGCCGCTCCATCACGTCCGACGCGATTCATTCAGCCCTATCCGCCTCCGAATCAGGACAGCCCCGCCAACTTTTCGCCATCTATCGCGACATGATCATCTCGTCGTCCCACATCCAGGCCGAACTGGCAAAGCGCAAGCTGGCAGTTCTCTCATCCACTCCGGAATGGACATCTGCCGATGGATCAGATGATGATGTGGCCGTTGATTTCCTCAACGAATGTATCCCTGACAAAATGCTGGTTCTTCGCGCCATACTTCACCTGCTCGATGGCTCCCTATGGCCGGTGGCGGTGGTCGAAAAGGTCTTCAAGTCCGAAAATGGCCGCTACATCCTCAGCGACCTAATCCCGGTACCAGCCTATCTCCTCGACTACGGCTCGGGATCGCTGCGAATCTTCGATGTTGATCCCAACACGGGCACCCCGCTTGGCTCCACCCACGAGCCAGATCCAAATCGGTACATCATTCATCGCGGTCATGTCCTAAGCTTCCCGGACAACTGGGGCGGTCCAATGCGCTCGATCCTGTTCTGGTGGCTCCTTTCTACGATGGGCCGGGAATGGTGGGGTCGCATGGTCGAAAAGTACGGTACCCCGTTCATCCTGGGGAAATACGATCCGGCTGACGACCAGTCCCGCACCATGCTCCAGTCCGCGTTTCGCCTGGCCACCAGGCTAGGCGGGCTCGTTGTTCCGCGCTCCACCGAGGTTGAGATTCTCCAGGCGGCCGCCCAGTCCTCAGGCGACGCTCACGAGCGGTTCGTCCAGTTCTGCAATGACCAGATATCACTTCTGATCGTCGGTCAGGTTCTTTCCTCTGACGCCAAATCAACTGGCCTTGGTTCTGGCGTTGCAAACCTGCAGGGTCAAGTGCGAGACGACATCCGGCAATTCGACTCGACGATGATCTCCGCCACCATCCAGACGCAACTTCTGGCCCACATACTGGAGATCAACAACCAGTCGGTCCCAACTCCTGGGGTCAGTTTTGGTCAGGAAACAGGCCGTCGCGACATCCAGATGCTCGGGACGATCCTCGAACCCCTTTCGCGCTCAGGAATTGAGGTCGGAGACGACGGGATTCAAACCATTGGCAAGCGCATTGGCCTTCCGCTCCAGCGTGCGTCGCGCACTCCCCAGTTGGCGACCCTTTCCGCTCTTCCTCCATCCCGGTCAGATTCGATCGCCCGGTCGGGGTCCGATGATTTGGCGGCCGCCTTCACTCACGACCTGGCTCCGATCCGTCGCATCATCCTATCCGCCTCATCCCCGGCGGAAGCCGAGTCGCGTCTTCGTGATTTTCTGCAATCGGCGAGTTTAGCGCCCGCTCGCGTCTCAGAAATTTTGGCTCAAGCAATGGCCGCTTACGCCGCCAACGGGTCAATCGTCTGACCCTTTTCAGCCTGTGTGTCCCAACCCTTTTCAGCCATTTTGCCCCACAAGCGGCCGGTCCGCTCGCAACTGACCATTTCCCAACCATTTAGCACCATTTCGCACCACATCGCACCCTTTTCAGCCATTTCCTACGCTCTCATCGCACCGTAACCGCCGGCGGGCCCGCCTCCGCCCCGTGG